TTAGAACGGGCAGCCGGATTCGCCTTCGGCAAAATTTGGAGCTGTGGCTAACCATACAACGCCTAGCCCGTTGTTGCACCAAGTTTGAACACCCTCAAGACCATACTGTGCTGCAATCGAAAACGCTGCTTGGACGGCGCCAAGCATAGAAGTGCAGTTCAGGCGTACAGTCGTCACCTCTGGCACCACGATCCCGCGTGACCGAAAATAGCGCTTCTGGTCAAGCTGGCGCGCATTCATCTGTTTGGAGCAATACTTCGCAATGTAGCTTGCGAGCTTGTGCGCGCCGTTCTGCCCGAATCCAAACCGATGTGGATCTCGGACGTTTACTTGCCCCATCTGCTCACCGGACGAACCGAGACCTAAGACGCGTTGCCAAATTGAGCGCAGCAAAACGTAGTTTTGGCGACCACGAACGGCCACATGAAAATGCAACGCACCACGCTCTTGCTCTTCGATTACAGCAACATAGTGAAACGTGGCAACTTTGTTCAATCTGCGGCGAAACGCATCCCAATGCTTCAATGCTTTGTCGCGATCAATCATATTCTCACGGTAGGTCAGGGTAACCATACGATCCGCACCAATCGTCTTGCAGCATTCACGCACCTTCTGTTTTGCGCGACGACCCGCATCATCATCGTTTTGCTCGCGCTTGTCCGACTCTCCCCGTTTTGCCCGTGGTTTCAGCGGCAGTGCCGGCCCTACAAAGAATCGGTCCTTGTAGACGGAAACCTCACACTGGCCATCTGGATATACTCGCTTACGAGCGCTGTAAGTGTCCTGCCATCCCTTACCATCGTCTGTCCAGTACTCCGGCCTCTTTTCAATGGTATCCAGCGATAACGGAGACAAGGCGATTGACTGAGCATCTAAACTGTTATTCAATACTGACATCGGTTTTCCTGTTGTAGCAGGTGGATCGAAGCCCGGAGTGTTACAGCACTACCGGGTTTTTTTTACGCCAGAAGTTCAGGACTTCAGTGGCTTGAAAAGTTAGCAACCATCGTTTTTCTGCGCTGTACGTTAAGTGTCCCTAATACAAGTTTAGGCGGCGCTCCGCGCCGCTTCCCGTGCTGCGCCCAGGCAGCGTCACGGCCGCCGCAATATGACGCGTGAACGTTTCATTCAGCGGTAATCGCTTTAGCACTGAGCACAAGCACTAGGTCGGTTTGAACCCTGCCCCCAGACTTCAACGACCATCGTGCAGGAAGGAAGGACAGGCCTGAAGAGCTTTCCGTCGAGCTGGAATCATTCAAGCCTCCGATCAATAGCACTTCACCGTCAGCGACAGTTACAGCGGTTTGCACTTGGCGTTTCGTTAACGTCGGGGAGCCAGTAACACCCGTCGCCGTTGCCTTGAAATTGCTTATTTGGCCGTCAATCGTCATGTTGATGCGCCCGGAGGAAAGCACCTTCGGCCTTACGTCCACTAGGACGCCAGAAGGTCTATAGACGATGTTTTGCACCTGGTTGCCAGAGTTGTCTTTGCCAGTGCTGGAAACAGTCGGGGTCTCGTCGCCAACGGTTAATTTGAACGCCTCGTACTCATCACCGACAAGCCGCGAGTTCGAAATCTGCTTGAATCGACCGTCGCTGTTCAGGGCGTCCACGACCAGCTCGAAATTCGTGTTACGCAGGCTGATAACGCTGCCGCTGTTGACGCTACCGAGGCTGACCCCGAGTTTCGCTCCGAGGACGTTTGCAATGAGAGAGAAGCCCCGGCTAGAGCCATCGGTGCGAGCAACTTCGACCCAAGAGGCGGACACATCGAGCCGGGCGGGCAGCACATCGACGGAATCGAGCAGCGCGGCCATTCTCTTGATGTCGGACGCGGAGCCAGACAACACTAGGCGCGAGCCTGCAACCTGGGCGGCACGGCCCCCGAAGCCAGCATTGATGATAGACGCCAAGAAGTCGGAGGGGCGATTCTTGGGCACATAGACAGTGGATTCGTCATCCGGCGCGCGACCAAACGCCGGACGATCCGCCGCAGAATCGACAGGAACCGCCAACCCGGGCGGGAAATCGTTGGTGATGGTCGAAGCCCCGTACATCACCTGCGAACGCTCCTGCGCGGTTTGCAGGGCATCCATGCCTCCTTGCGTGCGGTTTGCTTGGCTCAGGTAGTACACCCCGCCGCGCTGAACTACGGAAATTCCCTGCTGCTCAAGGATTCCGGTGACGAAGGCAGGCACATCGGCTTGCTCGATATTCCGCACGTTGATCGTAATGCGCCGATCCGCCGCGAGCACATCAGGGGCAATGACAAAATCGCGGTCCATGATGGTCCGGAACGTGGCTTGCGAGAACGCCACCAGGGACACCGCATTGAAGTCGAACGACACGGGCTTGGCAAACGCTACTAGCGGGACGGACGCCAGGGCAACAAGCAGCTTTTTCATTGCGCACCACCTTTCACCCACAGATCCGGCGTTATCTGAGCCTCGTAGCCGGAGCCGGAGGTGCGGAACTGGAGAGGCGTCGCGACGCGGCCATCCGAGAGAATGACCGTGATCGCCCCGTTGTTCGACAGGAAGCCGCGCCCGGCGATGGTATCGGAGAATTTAGCGGGCTTGGCCTCCGCAAGTTGGGTGACAGGCTGAGCCAGGAAGGGCGCCGCGACGTTCATGCCGAGCGCACCGATGCCGGCGCCAATGAGAAGAGACAGAACAAGGAACTTTGTCATGTGCTTGTGTGGTGGTTTTGGTGGAAGGGGGCGATCCTTGAGCACCTGCATATCCTGGGGGATACGGACAGGGCCTACGAAATCGGGCGCAACGCCGACGCGCGTACTAAGGTGCCAGCTAGAGAGCAGCGAGTGCATGCCGTGGGGGTACGAATCGGAAAACACCTGCGTCGTGTTGTACGCCTTGTTCAAATCGTCGCCGCGAAAATGCCAGCGGTCCGCAACAATGCCGTCCGGGCTGCAGCCGAGGCGAACTACCCCGATGTGCAGGCGAGGCAAAGAGCCGTCGCTATACCCGGCAGTGACCAGCTTGAGACCGGCCGAGACAAAGGGAACCTTCATGCGGTCGAGGCGGTTGAACCTTACCGTGTACTCGAACAGACTTTCACGCAACTGCGCGTCAATCTGCTTGATGTTCTGCGTAATGAAGTACACGTCCCAACCGTACTTGCGTGCATGAATTGCCCATTCGAGCAGGGCTGCGCGGCCCTTATCCTGGAAATTGCGAGTGTTGAGCCAGGATGCGCACTCATCGAGAAAAAGCGCGCCGTTGTGCCGCTCATCGAAGCCGGGCAGCAGGCGCGGGGCTGGCGGCGTGAACTCGACAGAGTTTTCCGTATAACGCGGGATTGGCTGGAAATCGACGTACTTGTTGCCGGGACCAATTGCATACAGGTCGTTCGCCGTTGGCTTATCGGGGATTCGGATGACGGTATCGCTCGAGCCGGGCGGCATCATGTGTTCCAGGAACACGTCGCAGTTCGTGGCGACCCGCTTACCTGCCCGCAGGTAGTCGCGCAGCAGCTTCATCGATCCTTTGCCCTTGCCGCTGCCAAGCTTGCCGGTGATTGCGTAGACAGCCATTAGCCGATCCTCTGCACAGCCAGGCCAGCCCACAACCCGACCAGCACACCCGAGGCAAACAGCATCGTTCGGAAATACGGCGGCAGCTTAGCGAGACGCCGTGCAACATGCCGACGACGATAGCGGGGCGTGGCCCTCTTGGCGAAGATCCGCAGAAAGAAGGTATTCATAGCATCTTGTCCAGGATGGTTTTCTTGTAGACGTAGAGCTGACAGGCAGACCACACGGTCATGTAGCAGCTCGCGAGGCCGTAGGTGGTTGTGTTGAAGGCCAGGGACAGACCCACGGCAAAACCGGGATGCGACTGCGAAATGCCTTGAATGGCGGGGCCGCAGAACATTTGCGCGCAGGACTGGCCAGCGAGCCAGAGCAACGCGACCAGGCCGGTGATAGTGGTGATGGCCCAAATGCGCATGCCGAGCTTAGAGGCAGAATCGAAGCCCATGAAACCGAGGATTTTTGCAAACATGGTGAACTCTTTATTGTGCGGCGAGCGTGCCTTGAATCTGTCGGACACAACCGATCAGACAGAAGAAGGCGAGCACGCCGTTTATGAACTTTTGGAAGGTGTAGAACTTGCTGCACACATCCATTTCGACCGCGCCCGAACCGTTGGGCGACTCGACCTGCGGATTGACGCACTCGGCGGTAGGAATCTCGGGGATGAACGACCACTTGAAGCGCTCGGGGTCGATACCGTCGAGCGAGCCCTTGAGCGCGGCATTCTTCGCATCGACCTCGGCGCGCGCTTGGGCGTCGAGCGCATCAGTAGGCGCATCGACCGGCGCATTTATCTCGCAGGCTGGCTGCAACTGGCCCCCGCAGCTCGACGCCGCGGATGACGACCCGGAGACAAGGAGGGCAAGCACGAACAGGACGATCCGCATATCATGCCCTCGACGCTTTCTGCACTTCACGCACGCACCCATAGAGGCACAGCACGCCAAGCACGCCGTTCAGGAAGAAGCTGAACTTGTTGAACCAGCCGCAAATATCGACGTCCAGGTGTTCGCTCACCAGCGGGCTTTTGACGCGCGGGTTCTCGCACTGAGCAGTCGGAATTTGCGGGATGAACGACCATTCGAATTTATTCGGGTCCACGTTATCGAGCATGCCCTTAAGCGTGTTCATGCCGTCCGTGACGCCCTTCTGTGCAGCTTGCCCGGTGGCCTCGGTCGCGGCGTCGCTGGAGAACTGGACGCTGCATGCAGGTCTGCCGGGGATGCCGCAGCCGTCGCCCTGACCGTCCGGGGTCTGGCCGGGGTTCGTGACCTGTACGGTCTGGATGATGACGTAGCCGCCCTGCGATGGCTGATAGGGACCTGTCTTGACCGTCGTGCTCGATCCGTCCGGGTTGCTCTTAGTGATGTCGAACCCGCCGTTAGTGTTGGGCTGCACTGTCATGCTCGAATTGTCGGGGTTCTGCACCGTGAAATTTGGGCTGTTGGTAGTGCCGGCACAACCAGGTGCTTTAGCGTCGGTCTGGAACGCCCCGCTACCGCTGTCCCAAAGCATTTCGCATGGCGCATCCTCGGGCTTCTTTACCTGCGAGGCGTCGGTAAGCTGGCACCCGTCACCGCTCTTGCTGTATCCGGCTGCACACGATGTATCCTGAGTAGGAGCTGCGATTTGCGTACATTGACCGCCTGTTGACGCCGAACCAACTGGACAAGATGTCTTACCAGGATAAGAACAAAACTGAAACATGCCCGCATAGGTGTCGTCAGGCATGGCCCTACGATCGAAGCGAACGCAGCTACCTTCCCCTGACTGAAACGAAAACGACTTGTATATGCAGCCATTGATGCCCGCACACGGTCCGAGGGAACTACCACCTTGCTGAACGATCAGTGCGCCAAGCGCTGTCGAATCCTTGCCAATGTACGAATTGCCCTGTTGATCCAGCCATTGGAATATTTGACCATCCGGCGCCAAGAACGTCTTTTCCGGGCCGTAAGACTGAAAATTCGGCGGATAAGCAGGTTCACCATGCGAACCGGTTGGGGTAGCTGCTACAAAAGTTTTGGGAGTCACGTCGCGGGCGCCGGGAGCGGGGTCGTTGAACTTAGACGGATCGGGATTACTGCGCTGTGAGTCGGGGTTCAGCCTGACGGTTAATTCAGGAGAGCCGGGTGCCTGCGAGGCCGGGAGACTAGATGGAACACTGTCGCAGCTGCCGCCCACGCGGAATTTGCTGCACTCGTACCAAAGAACCGCAGCGACAACACCGGTCATACCAGCCACTAAGTCGGCAACGAGAATCGAACCGCCAGTGACCTCTAGGATGAAACCGGCCACGGCCACAATCGGAGCGATTGCCTTCGACTGCATGGGGACTGCAACAAGCGAGAAGGACAGTAGCAAGGCGATGAACAGTTTGCGGTAGGACTTCATGTTGAATCCTTGATGGTCGAAAAAAAGGCCAGCACGTGTCAGTGCTGGCCACCGAAACAGACCGCAGGGATTAGCCTGCCTTGCCGAATGCTTTCTTCATCATCTTGATGCCCCAGAAGCCACCAGCGACCAGGACCGCAACGCCAAACGCAGCGGTGATGTAGGTCTGTGCGGTCGAGGACAGAGCGGTAATGGCCTCTACTCCCGGATCGCCGCCAGTAGTTTGAGCCATAGTGACGCCAGAGGCGACCAGGGCGCCGACAGCGGCAACGCCGCGTTGAATATGTTTGTTCATGGAAAAGTCCTTTCAGGTTTGATAAATGGCCGTTTTTAAGATCCCAGTTGGCCTATTCTGGAAAATACTAATCGAGTGCCTCAACGCTCTTATTGAAGATGAGCTTGAGGTAGCCAGCGGCGTAACCGACACCAAATGCGGCTAGGCAGTAACCTACAATGGAAGTGGTACTCATTTATGATCGAACAGCCTACGAATGATGTATTTGACCAAGTACACGAAACCGACGAAAAACGTAACGCCAAGGAGGATCGGAGCTAACGCCTTGAACAATCCGGCGAAGATCGTTCCTATCACCGCTGCGACCCTGCTATCCAGCCCAATGCGAAGCAGATCACGACGGCCACACCAATGACTATTTCAGGAGTAACCGTGTTCATGTTTAGGCTTGCACTTTAGTGTTTGTAGCTGATGGACTTGCCGATTTCGTATTCGTCGCTGAAATCGGAGTAATCGTTGCAACTTGGGATTCGACGCGTTTTTCTTTGGAAATTGCAACTTCGAACTCGACTTCATACGTGCCAGGAACGATTTCTTTATACCGCTCTGGCAACACCAGTTCGCCAACTAAAGGTTCTACTTCGCTAGTTTCACGATTGATCTTATGGACAATGCATTGAGCCATCCTCATGTCATATTCATTTCCCGTCCTCTTTGAGCGACCAGCGACTTTAGTAACATGCAGAATTTGAATCGTGCTTTTCATAATTTTTCCTAACAGTATTCGCCCACTAGAGCGAGGTTAAAGATGCGAACAGCATCAAAGAAGAAGAGATATCAGGCAAACTCACTAGCAAGGCACCGGCTCTGTAAAAGTGTCAAATTAATCAGACTATATTTTCCGACAGATACGCACGGAACCAATCCCCGGTTGCACCACCCAGTAATCACGCCAATGGGCAAGCCAACCATTTGAGCAAAGCGCTCTCGCGTCACTAGCGGAGACACATAATTCGATGAAGGGATTACAACTTTCGATTGTTCGCTCATAATGTGAATGAAGGATGCTTGAAAACGTTCAATTGAACGTATAAATAATATTATTTGAAAGGTTTTGTCATGTCAAGTGAATTGAAGCAACTTAATGAGGCCGTATTGAGAATGCGACAGGAGATGTCGGAAAAAACGATAGGAGCGCGGATGAGGTTGGTCATACTTTCTCAAACACCTGAGAAACGTAGGTTTCCTATACTGGAATCACTGACGGGCGTAAGTGAAAACACCTGGAGAACATGGTGGAACAGAGGAGGGACGCCGAGTGGAGCGCTTGTGGAAGGTGTCGGACGGGCGTGGCCGGAATTTGCGTTCTGGCTTACTACAGGGCTTACAGATGTCGAGTACGGACATCGTATTCCTAAGATGCCAGTTGAGCTCGATGGTTATATTAACAATTATCCGGAAACAACTCTAAGAGAAGATCGCATATACGCTGCGCAATATTTCAAGGTTTGTAAAGAAATGCAAGACGCCGATAATGCCTCATTTGAGAAGGGAGAAAGACAAGGCATGCCCCAACACCAACGTGAGATATTAGAGAATACGAGACAATTTATTGCGAAGCAACGACGACTAGAAGTAGGAGTTGTTCCGAAGGAGCTTGGGAAAGACCATCTTATTTAAAAAAAATGACGATTAAATCAGTTAAGACCGGATGGCAAGTGAACATTCAACCAGGCGGCCGAAGCGGTAAGCGTGTAAAAAAGACATTTTCGACAAAAGCCGAAGCAATTGCATGGGAACGGTTTGTTCAGGCAAAGGTGCTAGAACAACCAGAATGGGCGCCGCCGAAGAAAGACAGTCGGAGACTTTCAGATTTGGTTATTCTATGGCATCAACACCACGGTGCGGGTTTAAATGATGGGGAAGGGCGAAAACGAATCCTGATGGCTATGTGCGAGGCAATGGGAGATCCGAGAGCGGAAAAATTCACACCAGACTTATTCGCAGATTATAGAGCACAACGACTTGAGGCAGGATTGACTGCAAATACCTTAAACCGAGAGCATGCCTATTTGCGGGCGGTGTTTAATGAAACAATTCGCTTGGGGCATTGGAAAAAAGAAAATCCTTTAGGCAATGTCCGCCTTTTTAAGATCCAAGAACGTGAGCTATCGTATTTGGAAAGGGAGCAAATTATCGAGTTGTTAACTAAACTCGCCAGTTCTCGAAACGTCCATGTTGCACTAATAGCAAAAGTATGTCTCGCTACTGGTGCTCGCTGGGGTGAATCCGAAACTCTTCGGATGTCCCAAGTCAGGAATGGTCTTATTCAGTTTACACAGACAAAGTCTGCAAAGAACCGAGCAGTACCGATTGCATTCGATCTCGAAGCGGCATTAAGGGAGCATCACAAGAACTTCGGAACTGGCGAACGTATTTTTTCAACCGCATATTCAGCCTTTAGAGAAGCGATTACTAAAGCGAATCTTAAGCTTTCAAAAGGCCAGCTCACTCACATACTGCGACATACATTTGCAAGTCATTTCATGATGAATGGTGGAAATATATTAGCCCTACAAAAGGTTTTAGGTCACCATAGCTTAACAATGACAATGAGATACGCACATCTTTCGCCTGACCATCTTCAGGAAACTAGACGCCTTAATCCGCTTGCTTATCTTATGCCTACAGAAATAAATACAATCGCGTAGATGCGAGAACTAGCTGATTGATCTGAGGATTATATGAACAATAGGAAGCGCGTATGCAAACAGATTGAGCGCGAGATCATGAAGGAGGATGGAAGTGCTGCCGAAGAGCATCTAGCTGCGGGGCGTTGTATTTTCTATTGCGACGACCACTTCGAAGACGAGATTATTTGTGAATGGCCAGATGGCACAAAAGAGTTAGTAATAGTCAACGAGTCTGGCGAAATCGTGTCTTGCCGGCCATGCCCAAAAAATTTTAGCGGCTAAAATTCCACAGTCAACGACAAGTGGGATTGTAGCCGCGATATCCTCCGAATGCTAGAAAAGTGTGATGACTGGTAGTAGTCAGTTACGTAAGATACGAACGAATTCGCTCTCGTACTAACTCAGTAAATCCCGTACCTTTCACGAGTTTGTCACCCCCACCTTGTTCTCTGTAAAGGTCATACACAAGATTCTCACACGAGTCAATGAGCTCAGGCGTAATGTCACCAACCTTCATTTTCGCAATAGAAGCGTTATTTGGATAAACGTCACGTAAGAAGACAGCGAAAACAGCATAAAGTACAAAAAATCTAATGTTATTCATTTCTGCACTAGTGAACAAGCCTGTTATCTTTAAATGCTGTTCTACGCCTCGTCCGGTTAGAGCAACAAGATAATATGTTTTTAAATCATTTGAAGTGTGGAAGAGTTTTTCATAAGCTGCATCGTCTTCTAACAAAGTCGAGGGTCGGGCTCTGGCCGAATCGGGGCGTTGCATAAGGACAGATATAAGACATTGCGCCATAAAGGGAACGCTGATTATGTCTTTCGGCTTTTTCCCTTCATTCTTGTAATAATTTTTCCGCCGGTCATAAAAAAGCCCTCGTGGCTTCAAATAATCTTCAATTTCGCGATGAATCTGATCAGTTGCGCGAAGGGAGGCTTTGGGAATGGGTGTTTGACTATTCGTGGCTCGGATAATCCGATCTCGAGTTTCTTCACTTTCTGGAACGATTACGCGAATTAGAATGTCTCGACTGTCAGTAGGAATTTTTCCTGGATTTAGAGAAAAGAATCGATGTATTTCCGAAGACGTTTGTAAACCATTGACAATTTCAGGGTCGTGGATTACTAATTCCTTCCCTCCTGGAGCTGAAACATGCGATGCAAGAATTGTCACTCCATTATTTAGCCACCAGAACTCTTCTTTTCCCGGCTTCTCAAGTGTCTCCTGAATTTCATTGTTGACGTTGGTTTTTCCTTGATAGTCCCTAACATTCGATTCAAAAATATGTTTTAAGAGTTTTCTATCTGCATCCGAAATAAACCGAAAGTATTCGCTTAGTTTTGTAAGCGCAATAAATACTTGTTCGGATGTAGACATGGGGGTTTCTGAAACTTTCAGTTTGAACACGTCGTTTGGTCTTGATTGGGAAAGCATAATCAGCTTTTCCGCGCCGACGAAATGAAATTCTACAGTAGCACCCGGCAACGCTGCACTAACCTCTGATTTTAAATCTTCTGACTGTGCATTTACATTAGGGTGGACGTCAATCCCTTTTGAGACATAATAAAACTTAATTGTAACTTTGGGTCGCTTGGTTACTAAACTCACATAAGTGTTGCGAAATAATTCAAAAGCGTCCAGTACTTTTTCGTTGTATCTTCCTTCAAAATCTTTGCGTTCGAATCCCAGGTCAAATAAATTTTTGCAGAGCCGACTTAACTTTAGAACCGCATCCTCGCCAAAGGAATTTTCAAACTTCGCCTGAATTATTATGACTTCTATGTCTGCATTCTTTTTATATTTATCTTTTACAATGTCATCTTCTTTTATCAGATCTCCATTCACGAAAGTGTAAATGGCATCAGCGCCTCCATCTTGGCTTTTTCCAGTCAAGCCGGCTTCGAGTTCGTCATATCCAAGCTCAGCAGTCTTGAGCACGGTAGATGCTGCATAGGATTCAAAAAAATCGCTAATAGAGATTTTTTCGTCAATATTTTCTAGCTCTTGCTTGACTATTTCATCTAATAAAATTTGTTTGTTCTTTGACATTTTTTGATCCTTGTGTTGTCAAGCTATCCCTTTCTCAATAGTGCCACCTAAACATCTGTCGAGCAACGGTACAAGGCATTTTGCTGGTTTCTATTCAGATGGATTAAACTCGAGCTACCGAAAAATTGCATCAATGTCAATATAGATGGCAATATGACTACATCTTCAGTCGGTTTGTTAGACAGCACCCTCTACACACTCACTCCAGTGTTGCCGATCAAAAATAGGCTGGGTTCAACGGAAGTACAACGGCGTTGTCACATATAGTGGCCTAATGACAGGCTTGAACTGTCTCCAATCTGGGACAGTCAGACATTGTTGCGTATAGTAATGTGTCGAACAGGACTCATAATCCGTTGGTGCCCGGTTCGACTCCGGGGAGGCCTACCAATTAAATCAAACACTTAACCCGGTCAGTTTGACCGGGCTTTGTTGCTTCTGGTCATGACGTTAGGGCAGGTGTAAGGCGATTTTCTGGGGTTAGATCACTGTTGTATTGCGCTTTCATGGGGTCGCTTCGGATCTGGACTTATGGCATACTTGCCGGCTAACCAAAAGTTTTGCCGGAATAACTATGCCAAACAAGGAATACAAAGGGCTGCGCCTGCACACGGATCGCATTGAAGGGTGCCTGTTGGCGTTTGGTGTTCAATCGCTTGTGATAACTGCGGAGACGCCGAAGATCAAGCGTTTCGTCGGTCAACACGAAGGAAAGGAAGTCTTTTTCAAGGTCTATGAGACCGAGAAGGGGGCGACGATTGGCTACAGCACTGGTAAGGACAGGGCAGTCTTTGACATCATCGCGACGGAGATCGTGGATAAGTGTAGCTTCGCAGGGAAGCACACAATGTCCGTTTCGATACCAAAAGTTCCGGCAGAGGTATTAGGCCAAATCGACGCATATCTTGAAGCCGCTGGTGCCAAGCGCCAGTGCGCGGATGATATCGACAAGTTAAGAATACTGAAGCGCTGGCAAGGCCCCCGGCTCGACAAAATCGCACTTACCTACTACCCGTCTACCGGCACGTTACTCGTGCAGGGAATCAACGCGCATCTTGCATCGTTAGTGATGGATATGCTGCGAGTGTTAATGCCGACCTCCGAATTTTTAGGGATAGATCTCGAGGCGTTTGCGGTTCCGCTTACGCTTGCTCAGGCGAAGTCCCAAATCGCGGCCCGGCTACCTGCGTCCCATGATTGGCTGTCAGATCCCGTCCGAAGGATGTTTTCTTCGTCACATGCGGCCATGCAGACAACGCAAGTCCTTGAGGACTATTGTGGCATCGCGTCCCCGGCGCTGCGAGGTTTGGAAGGTTTCTTGAAGCAACTGTATTGCACGAAGGGTGCGGTGCCTCAAGAGAACGTGCTTATTGGCGAGTGGTTCGAACAACAGGCTGGAAAATGGGTGATGCGTATGGTCCCAGCGCTTCACGTAGGCCCACTCTTAGCACCGATCCTTGCTGAAGGCTATGGCATCTTCCATGCTGAGAGACACACACTGTCGCACATGGGTTTTGATCCCGAGAACACCCGTCTTATCGAAAACATCGACGAGGCACGAAGCATCGTCAATCGTGTGCTTGACTTTGTGGAATCTTCGTGTGCTAAGATCAGGGCATGACAACTTCCTTCTACATCGTTGAGAAGGCTGAGCTGGGTAGTGTCCATGCTGTAATAGTGGCGAATGGCATCCACAGCCCCCTTGAGCAGAAGAGCGAACTTGTTCAGCGCTTGCGTTGTGATGGCGTTCGCGGAAAAGTTCTGTTTGACCTTTTCCTCGCTTTCGGCACAAAGGGGCGGCGATATTTCATTTCCAACTTTGATGGCGAATCACTAACGCCATTGGAACGTGCAACTGATGTGCCAAGTAGCTATTTGGTTAGATCAGCAGACATACTCAAGCGTCATCATCAGGAATTGGACCTCTCGCTACTCAACGATGCTGCGGCTTTTGCAGTTCGTCAGGGTTACGTCATACCAGCCTAGTTTTTGGTGATGCGCGTCTACATCAATTTCAGCCGGTAACCCTTAGCACCATGCAGAAATGAACAACCCGCTTATACAGGGGTGAGGGCTGCGAGGCCGGCCGTCAGCCGATAGGTGGGGTTTCGGGCGGAGCTTTCGCTTTCGCTTTCTTCTGCTTCTGCGGCACAGCCATTTGTTGCGATCGGGCCGGGTGAATGTAAATTGATGCAATTAGCAGCTCTATAACGTCAAGGCAGAACATCACATCCTCAAGCGACGGCTTGTAAGCCCGATGCATGCTGGCATGGCCTGCGTCGATGATGCGAGAGAGGGATGCGCGCTGGAGCGAGGAAATACATCCCTTTTTCTCAAATACCGCAAGATTTTGCGCAAAGCTCCCGTGATCACCTACTTGCTCAATCATGATGTGCTCCAGCAGCGCGCGGATTCCCATGAGAGCAAGACGGGTTGAGCCGGCCCCTAATGCGGAATAAATCTCACCAAGAAGCTCCCTTTTGGTCAGGTGTGGCACTTTGCCGAGGTCTGCCAGTCTGACCCAACTAAGTTGGTAATACCAGTCCGGCTTGCTCCTGATCGTCTTAGGTGGATACTGTGTGATAACTGGGTCTGTGCCAGAGTTCCACCACCGGATGAGAAACGTTCGATGATCACACCCGCGGCATGCTGCTAAGACGCATTGCTCGACCTCGTCATATGTGTAGCCGCTTTCGGGGTCTTCATCGTGCCAATCTCGCTGAACAGAGTAGAGCACGTTATGCATGCGCTCACCGGCGCATAGGTTGCAGTGGGCTTTGATCCGGTCGCCTGGCTGTTCCATTCCTGCTTTCCTAAGAGTTACGTCGACCGAAGGTCAACGTGGGTTTTGGGCTGGACTGGAAGTATAAGGTTTGAACGAAAAATGGTCGCGAACGATGAATGATATGCCACCGCGCGACCCGGGGGCGGGAGTGGTCATTGATTCAACTGCAACGGCTTATCAAGCGCATCGACCATCAAAACTCTGCCTAAGCTTTTTGTAAGTGATGTACTTGCGTTATTTCTGCAAATTCTCAGCCTGTAAGCGTCTTTCAACGCATATTCACCCGCTAGCGATACTTGTTACATAAGTTGCGGAAAATCATGAATTGTGGAAGAATTGCATGGTCTCTTTTCCTTCGATATCGAGTCCTTTCTAATTTTATGCTTCCGAAATTCTGTGTATTTTGCGGTGGTAAGCCTTCGAATAAAAACAAAGAGCACATTCTTCCGAAGTGGCTCATAAAGATGACTGGTGATATAAATCGGTCGGTGAATCTCGGAATAAATTGGGAGAAAGGTGGGCACCGCGTATTCTCATTTGGTTCTTTTACTTTTCCGGCATGCTCAGCATGTAATGGGGAATTCTCGGCGCTAGAGGCGCGCGTAAAAGATGTGATAACTAAAATCCGTGTTGGAGATCTAGTTAATCAGGATGAGTGTAACGACCTTCTCGACTGGTTTGATAAGGTAAGGGTCGGGTGTTGGCTTGCAAAGACAGTCCTCAATAAGAACCGCGCAAACATCAGGCCAAAATTCTACATTCGACAGCGCGTCAGAATGTCAGATCGGGCGCTCTTAATTTATAAAAATGGGAAGCCAGACCAAGCTTTGAGATATGCGGGTACCGAAGGGGCCATTGCAGAGCGTATGCCTAGCGTCTTCTCACTGCAAGTTAACGAACTTGTTTTTGTTAGTATTTCAAAAGAGTTTTTCTTGCATGAAAGCTTAGGGCTTCCGACGGTCTCAAGTATTACCACTACTTTGCCAGAGGGTAGGGAGGAAACTTCGCTCCAAAATGGCTCGTGTTCGTTCGCTCCTCTCCAAATTTTAAAAGAATTCAGTGAGAAGGGGATTTGCATATTGCAACCGATCATGTCTGTAGGTACGAGTGAGAAAAACGTCTATACGGATGAGTGGAGTGCTTCGATTTTTGGAGGGCGCAGATATGGCAAAATATATCAAGTAAATGAGTTTAATGTTCCTGAGTTGGCGCCAGACTTGCTTTCGCTTACACCAGAGCCTGTTCGCCCACCATTGCATCTTGCGCTTTTGGTTGGGCTAGAAACCGTTGAGTTGCAAAGAAAGCTTTTTGAAGAATGGAAATGTCTAGTTAAGCTCGAAAATGACAATGATGGGTACGGGAAGGAGCAGATTGATCAGTCTTTAAAAGTGCAGGATCTAATTATCAAACTAACGAAAGAGCAAATTGCGCGAATAGTAGAGGAGGAGTTGAAGAAAATATTGGTTCGCGTCGACGTGAAGAAGCCGTCGTCCCCAGATTTACTTCTTAAGTAGTTTTTTTATTTCGGCAACCGGCCATGCCGGTCTTCCATTTAACCGACTCGGCCGTACAGGGCCATTTTCATTACTGGCCCATGCCCGCAAAGTTTGCTCTTTGCGGTTCAACCAATAGGCTGCACAGCTAGTCTCAACGTGCATCCTTGTGTCGTCTTCAATGTTGGGGTAGGGCGTCGAGGTTTTGTTCTCGGCTGGCGCTGCTACCGGTGCCGAGCCGCCTGCTGCCGAGTGCACCTCTGTCGGTGCAATCTTCTTTGGTGATGCCGTTCCCGGTGGTGCGCTAATTGATGCAAGCTCGGACTCCTGAGCCATAGTTGTAGGTTCAAGGGGGCAAAATGGCGCCAATTAGCAAGCGTGCTGATTCAGCGTTCGTCCTGAGGAGGGCACTCAATTATCCATCGAGTGACGCTCATCTGGCCTAAACTCTCACCCACCGTTCCAACCCGCAAGCACGTTTTCGCTTTCCTGTAATAAAAACTACAAAGCACACCAGCATCGACGGAACATGCGTCGACCTCGAAGATTTTTTTCTCCGCCAGCTCTTTCTCGGTTCCGCTATATTCGTAACCATCATTCTGGTGCATTCGGATCGGCTTCCACCCCAGCTTGATGATGCGTGAGCGTGCTCGAAGAAACGGCTCGCCAGTCTTCAGGGGCACCTCTTGCATTGTATGAGCTTTAGCCGAGCTGTCGCTGTCTGCTACGCTTGCCGCCATGGGCGGCCATAGCAGGACGCAAACAGTGCCGGCGAAGCCCATGATTTTTGCGACAGATAAGTTCATTTTCCTGTTCCCCCTGCCGCGTGGTAGTTCCGAAGGAACTCTTCATAATCCATGTATGGCTGGTCCGAATGAGCGCCGCCTAGCCCAGGGCCCTTGGGCAAAGCGGCCCATTTTCCGGCGGCGCGCGGCAACGCACCTGCAATGTCGCCCGACTTGATCTTGTCGATGACACCGACAGAGCGCAGGATTTCGACTGCAATCAGGTCCTGAGTCTTCGGCAAAAAATCCGTCAGGCCCATCTTGCCACCATGATCTTTCCATGTCGCCATATTGATCTGGTACATACCTGCGGCTGTGGTTTTCCCACCTCTTCCAGGGCCGGGATGCGTTGAGTAGTCCGAAAAGCGCCATGGGTCGTTTCGCTTACCTCGAATGGCGCCATATTTGAAGTCGTAACCGCCGCCTTCCGCTTCTGCGATGGCTTTAATGAAGGCGGCGACATTTCGGTCGGCGAGGAAGGCTTCGTTTTCGGTCAGGCGTGTCAATTTCTGCAGTCTGATTCGGACAATCTTCGCCTCGGCGCTGTCCCTCGGTGTGGTTTCCCTGGATGTCCGCCGCAACAAGGTTCTACCAGAAGGGGAGGTCAACGACTCCGTTGTCATAAGCGATCCTCTAAACGTAGATCTCGATGAGCTCGGCGTTTGCAGTTGCAGCGAGAAGGTGGGTGCAACCGTGAGAATCCGTGGTGCCGTGTTCTATTTCTCCCGAAGCGCGGCGGATTGCATACTCGGTAAAAGCAAGAGGATCCCCTGTGACATCGTCAAGCAGGATGAACTTGTCATCGAATTGCTCGCCATCGGTTTGTTCACGCTCTGCCGTACCGTGGAAGACCTGCAAGGGAACTGCAGCTGCACTAGC